AATAAAAAATTTAATGTTAGTCTTGATGAAACGGGTAGGGTGAATGTAGGTGCAGATTTTAAATTTAACAAAGGTGGTTGTCCTCACCGTGAAGTAGGTGCAAAATCCGACATTCAAGGTGTTAAAGATATTCAAGTCAAAGGTAAAAAATTTACAGGAAGTGTGTAATGTATGACATAGATACTATTCTTGCAATTAAACGATTAATTGAAAAAGAGATTGACAACACTAAGGAACATATAGTATATAATGTCAAAGATGTAGAAAATTTAGCATTTGCTAAAGGAAAACTCAACGGCATGGAGCTGTTGCTACAGGATTTAAAAGACCTGCAAAAAGAAGAGGAGTAAAAATTTGTCTGAACTTATCAAACCAGATTACCTTGCTGATAAAGGTACATCATCAAAAGAAGATACCAATAAACTAACCCAAAGCTATATTAACGATATAAAAAAACTACCTGACCCAGTCGGGTATAGACTTTTATTGAAAATGTGGAAAATGTCAGAGATGACTGATGGGGGTATTGCATTATCGGAACAAACCTTAGAGACATCGGAAATGACATCTGTTGTTGGTTATGTTGTTAAGATGGGTGACATGTGTTACCAGGATAAAAATAAGTTTTTATCTCCTTGGTGTGAAATTGGTAACTTTGTTGTTATAGGTAGATACGCTGGAGCTAGGTTTAAAACAAAATTCGGTGAACATAGAATTATCAATGATGATGAAATTATTGGCACCATTGAAAAACCCGAGGATATCCTCGCACTATTTTAGGAGTAAAATATGTCTGATGCACAAAAGGAAGTTGAATTAGATTTGGATGATGTTCAAGAAGAGAATGTTGAAATAGAAACAAATCAAGAACCCGCAGAAGAATCTGTAAAAGATGCTGTAGGTGAGGTTGATTTAGGCTATACCGATCCGATGGATAAGAAAGAGGAAACTCCATCTGAGCCAGAACCTGAAAAGTCACAAGACAACCTACAAGATGTTTCTGAAAAAACTCAAAAGCGTATTGATAAATTAACTCGTAAAATGAGAGAGGCAGAGCGTAGAGAACAAGCTGCCTTAGATTATGCTAAAGGTCTTAAAGATAAATACGATAAAGAAAAATCTATATCTTTATCGGCTGACGAAAACTACATTAAAGAATTTGATGCAAGAGTTGATGCTCAAAGAGAGCAAGTAAAGATCAAACTACAAGATGCAATTGAAGAAAATGATTCTGCGAAAATTGTTGAAGCTAACGATGAATTAACAAGGTTAGCTGTTGAAAAAGAAAAAGCAAGAATGAGAATGACGCAGTATGAAACTGACAAGAAAGAAACTGAGACTGTTGAAACCACTGAGAAAGAACCAGAAGCAACAACTACACCAGAGCCAAGTGCAAGAGCCAAAGAATGGGCTTCAGAAAATACTTGGTTTGGTAATGATGAAGTTATGACCAATGCTGCTTTTAGTATTCATGGTGAGTTAGTTAAAGAGGGGTTTGACGCAGACTCAGATGACTACTACAATGAAGTTAATAACAGACTTAAGGAATATTTTCCACATAAGTTTGCATCTACCGAAAAGGTAGAAGAAAGTAAACCCGTTCAAACTGTTGCCTCGGCGGGGCGTAAACAGCAAGGACGCAGAAGCGTGAAACTCACCCGTTCACAAGTAGCAATAGCTAAAAAATTAGGGGTGCCACTAGAAGAATACGCTAAATTCGTGAAGGAGTAACGATATGACAGATGATGTAAAGAAAAGAACCTCACGCAGGAGCCAGGAAGGTAGTAATGCAAAACGCACAAAACCTTGGGCACCTCCATCAAGTTTAGATGCACCCCCTGCACCAAAAGGGTATTGCCATCGTTGGATAAGGGTAGAAAGTGTTGGTTTTATGGATACAGGTAATGTGTCTAAAAAACTAAGAGAAGGTTGGGAGTTTGTTAGAGCTGAAGAAGTTCAAAACGAAATCGGTGACCATGACTATCCAGTAATCCATGAAGGTAAATATGTGGGGTTAATCGGAGTTGGTGGCCTTGTGTTGGCAAGGATACCTGAAGAAATTGTAGAGCAACGCAAACAGTATTTTAATAATGTGACTGTTGACCAAGTTAAAGCCGTTGATAACGACATTTTAAAGGAACAACGACCAGAGATGCCTGTAAATATCGACAGACAATCTCGTGTAACTTTTGGTGGTAACAGAAAGTCTTAATTTTTTAGCTTATGTAACCACATTTGTTTAACAATTTTATGGAGTTATTATTATGGCAAACCAAGATGCTGCATTTGGTATGCGTCATGTGGGCCGCATTGGCGGACCTGCTACTAACGTGCAAAATCGTTATAGAATAGCTGCGAACTACGGAACTGCAATCTTCAAAGGTGACATGGTAATGCAAGTCACAGGTGGAGGTGTAGAAGTACATGCCGATGGCGGTACAGTTCCTATCGTAGGTGTTTTTAACGGTTGTCGTTATACAGACCCTACCAGTGGAAAAGAAACTTTTTCCAATTTTTATCCTGCAAGTACCAATGCTTCAGATATTGAAGCGTTTATTATTGATGACCCAATGGCTATTTTCGAAATTCAAGCAGATGCTGCTTTCCCAGTTGCTGATTTATTCGGTAACTTTGATATTGTGTATACTTCTTCTGGAAGTACCACAACAGGCTTATCTGGTGCTGAATTAGATGTAACCACTGGTGCAACAACAGCTGGACTACCACTCAAGGCTATTGATGTTTCAAGAAACCCTGATAACAGTGATGTTAGTTCGGATGCAACAAATGTACTTGTAGTCATTCAAAACCATATATTCGGCCAAAAAGGGGCTGGGTTAGCTTAAGGAGGATAATTCATGGCTATTTCAAGAGCACAACTGGTCAAAGAGTTAGAGCCTGGGCTTAACGCTCTTTTTGGACTAGAATACAACCGATACGAAAACGAACACGCAGAAATTTTTGATTCAGAAAGCTCAGATAGAGCATTTGAAGAAGAAGTAATGTTGTCTGGTTTCGGTTCGGCTCCTGTGAAAAGTGAAGGTGCAGGTGTGACATTTGACGATGCACAAGAATCTTACACAGCGAGATACACACACGAGACTATCGCAATGGCTTTTGCTATTACAGAAGAAGCAATTGAGGATAACTTGTATGACAGACTAGCTGGTCGTTACACAAGAGCATTAGCACGTTCTATGGCTAACACTAAACAAGTGAAAGCTGCAAACGTTCTTAACAATGCTTTTAGCAGTAGCTTCACAGGTGGTGATGGAAAAGAGCTTTGTGCTACAGACCATCCACTAACTATTGGAGGTACATTCCGTAACGAACTATCTACAGCTGCTGATCTATCAGAAACATCTATAGAGCAATCATTAATTGATATCTCTGCATTTGTTGACGAAAGAGGTCTTAAAGTTGCGTTACAAGGTGTTAAACTAATCATTCCAAAAGAACTTCAGTTCACAGCGGAAAGAATATTGAAATCACCTCAGCGTGTCGGTACATCAGATAACGATATTAATGCTATGGCTTCAATGGGTATGCTCCCACAAGGCTACAGAGTTAATCATTATTTAACTGATACAGATGCTTTCTTCATTATGACTGATGCACCTAACGGAATGAAACAATTCGTTAGAGCACCAATCAAAACTGCTATGGAAGGTGACTTCGATACAGGTAATGTAAGATTCAAAGCAAGGGAAAGATACTCATTTGGATTCTCGGATCCAAGAGGAGTCTTTGGCTCTCCAGGAGCTGCGTAAGTAGTAATTTGGAGGACTAAAAGGGGACTTTCGGGTCCCCTTTTTTTTGGTTATAATAAACTGACTATACGAAAACTTGAATACAGACGTGTATAGACGACGACCTAAAGACTGTATTCTTATACTTAGGAGATAATTATGTCAAATTCAACATTTTCAGGACCGCTAAGGTCGGAAAGCACAATTAAAACTATCAGTAAAAACGCAACAACTGGAACTATTACAGAGGTTAC